AAAAAATAACATAAAAAAAGAATACGCAAAAGGATCTGGTGCAGATAGAATTATAAGAGATTTAAATTTAAAAGATAAAATTAGTCCTAAAGCTCTTCAAGATTATATTGTTGAACAATTAAATACCGGTAAATTTAAAATTAGAAAAGCAAATAAAACACCGGATACTGTTAAACAACCAGGAAAAGAATCTAGAAAATTTATGGACTACATAGAAAATATAATAGATCAAAACCCTGGTAAAAAAAATATGTTTCAAAATCTAGAAGCTTCGGATGTAATTAAAAATTCAGGTGCAGATATTAATACAGCTAATGCAACTAGAATTTTAAGTAAGATATATAATTTAGCAACTAAAGGAGCTAGACTTGAAAAGTTTTATCCAAACATAGAGAAAAGAGCAGTTGAATTAATAAACAGTGGAATGGGTACTCCAGACATAACAAACACTTTAATAGAAGAAGGTTTAATTAACAGACAAATAACTAAAGATAATAAAACTAGTTATAGAGCTACAAAAAATTATTTTCAAAGATTAATTGATAGTAATAAAACAAAAGTTAAAAAACTAACTGCACAACCTGGAGATATAGTAGATGTAACTACAAGAAATTATAGAGATACTGCAATTAAAAATTTACTAGATAATCAATCTTCACCTATTACCGCTAATAGAATTTCTACAATTATTAGTGAAGAACTTGGAGAATCAGTATCTCCTCAATATGTTAACTCTTTTTTTAAAAGAAATAATATAGATATTGATAAATATATTCAAACATCTGCTGAAAGAATTTTCCCTGAAGTAAAAGCATTAGATAAAATAGTTAAAAAAAATATAAAATATTTAACAGATCCAAATATTACTTTTGTTGATAAAGGAGACTTTTTAAATGATGAGTACATAAAAGTTATGGGAAAAAACAAAGGACAAACCGTAACTGCCAACGAAGCTGGACTGAGACTTAAAAAATTATTATCACTCTACGCTGGAACAGATCAAAGATATAATCCAGGTCTATATAATAAAATAAAACCTTTAAAAAATTATACAAATTCTGGTATACAAAAAAATTTAATAGGCCTTGCTTCTAATTTATCTAGATCTTCAAATGTTGATGTAGCAAGAATGCTTGGTCTGCCAAAAAAAGATATTGAACTTCTACAAAATCTACAAAAAGCGACATCTCAATTAGGAGATTTTAAACTAGCGGGAGATCATACGGACATAAAAGCTATAATGAGTGATTTTCCTAATTACAAAAAAAATTTTATGAGAATTCAATATGTATCCAATGATTTAAATACTTTAAAATCTACTTATGATAAAAAAATAATAGCGTTATACAATTCTGCAAAAGCAGGAGCGGCTCCAAAAACAATAATACCTAAATTAGAAGAAATACAAAATGATTTTAAAACTAAAACTGGATATGACATAGGAGGATTTTCATTTAAGAAAAACGGTAAAATAGCAATCGATCCTCAAACAGTAGCTATTAATGAATACAGATATCCAATAAATGATAATATTATAAAAACTATGGGTAACATAGAAGCCTATGAAAATAAAAAATATAAAAATCCTTTAGATCAAGAAGTAATAAGCGCTCAAGGTAGCCCAAATAAATTAAACGCTATTTATGAAAAATACAAAGGTAATTTAAAAGTTATTGATAATAGTAAATATGTAAAAGCATTAGATAATGTTCCAAAGTTAAAAGGATTTAAAAATGCACTTTTGTATGGAGGAGCAGGTACAGCTGCAATACTTACTACAGCTGCTAATGCAGATACAATCAATGAGTTTTCTCCAGAAAAAGAAGAAGGGTTTACAACAGGACAAAAACTTGCAGGTGCAGGAGCGACGGCAGGAATAGCTTATAAATATGGTAAGCCGATTCTAAAAACAGCAGCTAAAATTTTTAAACCATTTGGTTTTCCATCTGTAGCTACAGGACTTGCAGCCAAAGAATTATTAAGTGATGATCCCAATCTTGGTATAGCTGGAGCCGAGTTGCTTGCACCAGAACTTGTTAAACAAGCAGGTGTAAGAGGTTTACTAGCTAATCCTTATCAATTAGCTGAAAAAGCTGCAAAGTTTGGAAAAATAGGAAGAGGTGTTGCATCTCTTGCAAGAATACCATCGTTGATGACACCAGTAGGTCTTACGTTAATGGGAGTTGAAGGTGTAAGAATGGCTAAAAGAGAACAAGATAGAATTAATAAAATGAGACGTGAGGAACCGGAAAAGTATAAGGAGTATATTGATGAGTTAGACTCTTATGGAGAGTTTTCAGCGTAATGACTAAATATCCAAAAGTACACTTATTACCCCCTAAATCCGGACCTCAACCACAAGGCTTGAATTTAAAATATAACAATGTTAAAACAGTTCGATTGGAGAAAATAAATGGCAGAAATAGACAAAGCGCTACCAAACGTAGATGAGACTATAGAAGTAACTCAAGATGAAATGGTTCAAGAAATATCTGAACCAGAAAATGCAGATTTTCCTACAGAAGTATCTGAAGTAGTTGAAAACGAAGATGGATCAGTAGATATTAATTACGGTGATGAACAAAACTTACCGCCCCCAACAGACCATAACGCAAACTTAGCAGACTATTTAGATGAAACAGAGTCTGGTAAATTAAGTGCTGAGTTAATTGAAAACTATAAAGATTATAAAACATCAAGAAAAGATTGGGAACATACATACACAACTGGACTTGATTTATTAGGATTTAAATATGAAAAAAAATCAGAACCATTTCAAGGTGCCTCGGGCGCGACTCATCCGGTTTTGGCTGAAGCTGTTACACAGTTTCAGGCTCTCGCTTATAAAGAGTTACTCCCGGCTACTGGACCAGTAAGAACACAAATTTTAGGAATTAATACTCCAGAAAAAGTTCAACAAGCGAACCGTGTAAAAGAATTTATGAATTTTCAAATCATGGATCAAATGAGGGAATACGAACCTGAGTTTGATTCTATGTTATTTCATCTTCCACTAGCTGGATCAACTTTTAAAAAAGTTTACTATGATGATTTATTAGGACGAGCTGTTTCTAAGTTTGTCCCTGCTGACGATTTAGTGGTTCCATATTCTGCTACCTCATTAGAAGATGCGGAATCTATCGTTCACGTAATTAAAATCACAGAAAATGATTTGAGAAAGCAACAGGTTATGGGTTTCTACAAAGATGTAGAAATACCTCTACCTGGTCAAGGAAAAGAAAGCGAAATTGAAAAAAAAGAACATGAATTAGAAGGTGTAAAGAAAACTGGAAGAAACGAAGACTTACATACTCTTTTAGAATTTCATGTTGATTTAGATTTAGATGGTTTTGAGGATGTTGGACAAGATGGTGAGCCAACAGGAATTAAACTACCTTATGTTATAACTATTGATGAAGACTCACAAGAAATACTATCTATTAGAAGAAACTACATACAAGATGACCCATTAAAAAAGAAAATAAATTATTTTGTACACTTTAAATTTTTACCAGGACTAGGTTTTTATGGTTTTGGTTTGATTCACATGATTGGTGGATTATCAAGAACAGCAACAGCTGCCTTACGATCTTTGTTAGATGCAGGAACGTTATCAAACTTACCTGCAGGATTTAAACAAAGAGGAATAAGAATTAGAGATGATGCACAATCAATTCAACCAGGAGAATTTAGAGATGTAGATGCGCCAGGCGGAAGTATAAGAGATGCTTTTATGATGCTTCCATACAAAGAGCCTTCACAAACTCTACTACAGCTTATGGGTGTCGTAGTTAGTGCAGGACAAAGATTTGCTTCAATAGCAGACCTGCAAGTAGGAGATGGGAATCAGCAAGCCGCGGTGGGTACGACAGTTGCGTTGCTTGAAAGAGGAAGCAGAACGATGTCTGCAATTCACAAAAGAATTTACTCTGCATTAAAAGAAGAATTTAAATTACTTTCAGGAGTTTTTAAAACATACTTACCCCAAGAATATCCTTACGACGTTGTCGGTGGTCAAAGAACTGTTAAACAAATGGACTTTGACGATAGGATAG